GGATATGCACAAACTGCATAGCAGGAGCGAGACTAGGTGTGAGGGCGGGGCAAGCACGCCCCCTAACCCCACCAAGACAATAGAGGTACCAACACGATTTAAAAAATTGAACTTTTTAAAAATATAAATTATACATAAGACAAAAGGGATCCTAATATGCTGTATATAGTGTAAGTTTTAGTTATAAACACAGAGGAAAAACTTTTTGGTTCCATATGAGCATAGACATAGAAAAATTTGATAAATTACCAGACCCTGTCAAAAAAGAGTTTCAAAAAACATTATTACAATGGCAAGAAAAATTAAAAGTAGAAAAGTGCCAAAAAAATTTTCTATCTTTTGTAAAACATGTTTGGCCTGATTTTATTGAAGGCTATCATCATAAAGAAGTTGCAAAAAAATTTAATGAGATAGCAGAAGGTAAATTAAAAAGATTAATTATTAATATGCCACCTAGACATACAAAGTCTGAGTTTGCATCTGTGTACCTTCCTGCATTTATGGTTGGTGTAAATCCAAAATTAAAAATTATACAAACGACCCACACTTCTGAACTTGCTATCTTATTTGGTAGAAAAGCAAAGAACGTTATTGATTCACCTGAGTACAATGAAATATTTCAAACAAGATTACAAGAAGATTCAAAGGCCGCTGGTAAATGGCAGACAGCACAGGGCGGTGAATATTATGCTGCTGGTGTAGGTGGTGCGATTACAGGTCGTGGTGCAGATTTATTAATTATTGATGACCCACACTCAGAGCAAACTGTTCTATCTAAAGATTCTTTTGAACGTGCATACGAGTGGTATACATCAGGCCCCCGACAACGTTTACAACCAGGTGGTTCGATAATCGTGGTTATGACACGTTGGTCTAAAAATGATTTGACTGGAGAACTATTAAAAGCACAATCTAATAAAAATTCTGACAAATGGGAGGTAATAGAGTTCCCTGCAATCATGCCATCGGGTCGTGCTTTGTGGCCAGGTTATTGGAAGAAAGATGAATTAGATAAAGTTAAATCATCATTAAGTTTAAAAAAATGGAATGCACAATGGATGCAAAACCCTACATCAGAAGAAGGTGCAATATTAAAACGTGAGTGGTGGAAAAATTGGGAGAGTGATAGTCTACCACCTTTAGAACATGTCATACAATCATATGATACAGCGTTTTTAAAAAAAGAAACTGCTGATTATAGTGCAATCACAACATGGGGTGTGTTTACTTTAGAGGATAAAGGTAAACAATTAATATTAGTAGATAGTGTAAAAGGTCGATATGAGTTTCCAGAACTACGTAGATTAGCATTAGAACAATATAAATATTGGTCTCCAGAGACCGTTATAGTAGAATCAAAAGCATCAGGATTACCCCTGACTTTTGAACTTAGAAGGATGGGAATACCAGTTGTTACCTTTACACCAAGCAAAGGAAATGATAAACATGCGAGAGTAAACTCAGTTGCACCCCTTTTTGAGAGCGGTTGTATCTGGGCTCCAAAAAGAGAAGAATGGGCTCAAGAAGTTATCGAAGAATGCGCAGCTTTCCCTTTTGGTGAAAATGACGATTTGGTAGATAGTACAACACAAGCTGTCAAACGATTTAGGGAAGGAGGTCTGATAAATCACCCTGAAGATTATGAAGATAGTGCTTTACCTTCGTCAAAACATATTTATTATTGATGGTTAAAAAATTAACAAAAACGGTACCACCCAAATCAGGGCCAACACCACAAGGGTTGAATGTTCCACTAAAACAAGTTAAAACTGTAAGATTGGAGAAAATTAATGGCAGAAATAGACAAAGCACTTCCAAACGAAGTAACCAAAACTATTGAAATAGAGAAACCAGAGGAAGCAGCTGTAGAGGTTGTACAAGAACAAGAATCAATTCCTAATCCTGGAGAAGTTTCTGTCACTGAAAAAGAAGATGGTGGAGCCGAAGTAAATTTTGAACCAGGTTCTGTTAATCAACCAAACACAAAAGATCATTTTGATAATCTTGCAGAAATTTTACCAGAAGAAGTTTTACAACCGTTAGGATCAGAATTAAATAAACAATATTCAGATTATAGAGCATCAAGACAAGATTGGGAAAAATCTTATATTGAAGGTTTAGATCTTTTAGGATTTAAATATAACAATAGAAGTGAACCTTTCAAAGGTGCATCGGGAGTAACTCACCCTGTGCTTGCAGAAGCAGTTACACAATTTCAAGCACAAGCATACAAAGAATTATTACCAGCTGATGGCCCAGTTAGAACTAGAATTATTGGTGCCATAACTACACAACGTGAAGAACAATCACAACGTGTTCAAGAATTTATGAATTATCAACTCATGTACAAGATGAAAGAATATGAACCTGAGTTTGATCAAATGCTGTTCTACCTACCGCTAAGTGGATCAGCATTTAAAAAAGTTTACTACGATGATTTATTAGGTAGAGCCGTTTCTAAATTTGTACCTGCAGATGATTTAGTGGTGCCATATTCTGCTACATCGTTAGATGATGCAGATGCTGTTATGCATGTAATTAAAGTTTCTGAAAACGATTTACGTAAACAACAAGTTGCAGGTTTTTATAGAGATGTAGAATTACCAGATACTTACAATCAAGAATCAGAAGTTGATAAAAAAGAAAAAGAACTTGCAGGTGAAAAGAGAACTGTAAATGAAAATATTTATACTTTGATTGAGTGCCATGTTAATTTAGACTTAGAAGGTTTTGAAGATAGATTAGATGATGGAACACTGACAGGAATTAAACTTCCATATATTGTAACTATAGAAGAAGCATCAAGACAAGTTTTATCTATTAGAAGAAACTATCAACCGAACGATAATCTTAAAAAGAAAATATCTTACTTTGTACATTTTAAATTTTTACCAGGTTTAGGATTCTATGGTTTTGGTTTGATACACATGATTGGTGGTTTATCTAGAACTGCAACACAAGCATTAAGACAATTATTAGATGCTGGAACTTTATCAAACTTACCCGCAGGATTTAAGATGCGTGGTATTAGAATCAGAGATGATGCACAATCTATACAACCAGGTGAGTTTAGAGATGTAGATGCACCAGGTGGTAATTTGAGAGAAGCATTTATGACTTTACCATTTAAGGAACCATCAACCACGCTCCTTCAACTAATGGGAGTTGTAGTTCAAGCAGGTCAACGATTCGCGAGTATCGCAGATATGCAAGTTGGTGATGGTAATCAAAGAAGTGCAGTGGGTACAACTATGGCATTATTGGAACGTGGTTCGAGGGTTATGTCAGCGATCCACAAAAGAATGTACGTTGGTCTAAAACAAGAGTTTGAGTTATTAGGTAAATGTTTTGCAACATACTTACCTGCTGCTTATCCGTATGACGTGGTCGGTGGTTCGAGGTTTATTAAGATACAAGATTTTAACGAGAATATAGATATACTTCCTGTTGCAGATCCAAACATATTTTCACAAACACAAAGAATTACATTAGCACAAACAGAATTACAGTTAGCGAGTTCGCAACCTAAAATGCATAATTTATATAATGCGTATCGTCAAATGTATGAAGCGTTAGGTGTAAAAAATATAGATCGTATTTTACCAAGACCTGCACCGCAAGGGCCAAAAGATCCAGCGTTAGAACACATTGATGCGTTGTCTGGTAAACCTTTTAAAGCAATGCGTGGTCAAGATCATAGAGCACACATGACAGCACACTTAACTTTTATGTCAACTAACATTGCAAGAAATAATCCTATGGTTATGGCAGCATTAGATAAAAATATTTTAGAACATATTAGTTTGATGGCTCAAGAACAAACAGAATTAGAATATGCAGATAGATTACAAATGTTACAAAAAGATCCTGCACTAATGCAGAAGTTTGAAGCTGACAAAGCTAAAGTTGTAGCTGAGATCATGGAAGATTTTGCTAAAGAAGAGAAGAAAATTACATCACAATTTGATAATGACCCTATTGCGAAGTTAAGATCTAGAGAATTAGACATCAGACAGATGGAAAACTTTAGAAGAGGTCAAGAAGATAAGGATAGATTAGAGTTAGATCGACTAAAAACGTTATTAAATCAAATGAATCAAGAAGAAAAACGTGAGCAGAATGAAGATTTAGCTAATTTACGTGCAGATACTTCTATTCAAAAGACAATATTAACTAAAACAATACCTAGTAACTAAGATTTAGATGACAAAAGGCGAAAAAAAGATTAAAAAGGTCATGAAGGAGTTCAAAAAAGGTAAGTTGAACATTGGTAAGTCAGATAAGAAGGTAAAATCTAGAAAACAAGCACTAGCAATTGCACTTTCTGAAGCTGGTAAAAATAAAAAACGGAGAAAAAAATGAAAAAAGAAAAAGATGGTGGTAAAGTAGAGGTAAATCACTCAAAATTTATCAACAAAGACGGTTTTAAAACTGGTGGTGTTGAGATTGAGATGACAAATCCTCAAGAAACACAGACTTTTGCGGTTAGAGGCCAAAAAGCTATGTTACCAGAGAAAAAAAGAAACGCTAAATTATTTTAATTATGTGGTTATCAGCTATTAAATTAGCGATGTCTGCGGGTAGTAAGATATACGCTAATAAACAACGTACAAAGATGGCTATGTCAGAGGCCCAGCTAATGCATGCACAGAAAATGGCTCAGGGTGAGGAGGCTTATCAGGGAAAACTGTTAGAGGCTAGACAATCAGATTGGAAAGACGAGGCAGTTTTGATAATTCTTAGTTTGCCCGTGTTGGTGCTTGCCTACGCAGTTATATCAGATGACCCAAGTGCGATGGATAAGGTAAAATTGTTTTTTGAGATGTTCTCACAGCTGCCGTCATGGTTCACAAATTTGTGGATACTTGTCGTTGCGAGTATATATGGTATAAAGGGAACACAAATAT